GATATCCACCAGCTACCATACCCTTAGATACGATTGCGTTGACATCATTGTCCGCAGTTCCAACTCTGTATGGAGACGCCATTAGTCTCTCAGCCACGAATACCAATTGTCTTGGAATGTGAAGAGTTCTAGCTTGTGCAGCGATCGGAATTGATTTGTCATCAGTAAATCCAGCAATGTCAATTAAAGCTTGTTCCAGAGAAGTCTCTGAAAGCTCTGCTTGAACTGATGGAGTGTTTGATGCAGTTGATCCGTCTTGTAGTGGGTGTGAACTATTAATTAGTGACACACCGTCACCACCAGCATATACACCACCTGTGAAGGAGTTGTTATATACCGCAGCACCTTTTGTTTGTTTAGCAGCAGCCATTGATCTAGCTAATGCTTTTGTTAATCTAGTTGATAACTTGTCGTATAAGTTATCTTCCATAGCTTCTTCTGTAATTGAGAAAGCCATTGCTACAGTTTCGTTTGTGTATCTTGCTACCCAACCTTCACCTGTATTAGCGTAGTCTACGCCTTGACCTTCAAATTTTACTGAAGCTTCTCCAAAGCCTGGGAAAAGAACTTCTTCCTCAAATGCTCTGTTTGATTTTTCGCTCTCAAAGAGTACGGCTGCCTCGTCTTCGTAACGTTTATATTCCGTTCCAAAGATGGCGTGTAATCCCGGTACTAATTCTTTGAGTAACTGACCTCTAGTTATAGCCATAGTAATTTACTCCTATTATTATGCAGTCGGGAAGTTGCCGTCGTAACGACCCCATGAATGCGTGTTAATTTTTACAAGAACGTCCATTGTAGTTCCAGCTGAAGTGTAACCCAAATCATCCTGTGCAGATCCTAAAATCTGGAAAGGATACGCTTGTTGCGAAGAGTTTTGAGTGTTACTTGCAGTTGAAGAGTCCAATGAGCTACCGCCCTTGAATGTCACTGTTGAACCAGCTCCTGTTAAGTTCTGTGCTACAGCTCCTACATCAGCAGATGTTAATGCGCTAGCAGCTTGATCTGCTTGCATTTTGAAGATCGTTGAAGGATCGTCATAAACATATGCTTTGAATTGAGCTTTTGCCACAGTACTTGCAGGAATTGATCTTACGAATTTTACATCGCCTGAACTGTTGTCTTGATATTCAGCGCCCCAGAAAACACCGACAAGAGCACCTAAGTCTCCATTGCCAATGTCAGTTACTAATAAGCCACTAGATAACGAACACGTGTCACCTTCAAAATATGCTGTAGGTGCAGTTGCAGCGATGCGGTACCCGTTACCATCAACCCAATTGTTGAGACGAATTGTCCCACCATTAGCTTGACGTACAGGTGATAAACCATAAGCCATAATAATCTCCTATTACTTATGTACTAAGTTCGATTAAATGACTAACGCGGTGTTAATCTTCAAACTTAGCAGTTTTACCCGCTCCACCTCTTGTTACCGAGGTTGTAGATTCATCTACCACTGGCATGCTTGAATGAGAAGCGCTTTTTAAATCTTGCCCATAAGCTTGAGCCGCCTTCTTCGTTTGATCTTCGTAGTATTCTCTCTTCTCAGACATATATTCTGAATCAGTTTTCATCAGAATTAAATCGCCTGATCGGACAGCACCTGCGTGTTTGCCAGCAGACATAACGTCAGCTATATAGTCTTTTCCCAATTCCTCAGGTTTGACTATTTCATAACCTTCGCGTAGTCTTTCGTGAACATTTGCATCATCTGGTTGATTTAACAACTCATGTCTCACCCAAATGTATTCTTGACCTTCAGGTGCAGGAGGTGCCTTCAATTTTGATGGTGCCTCAAATGTTCTTTTTCGAGTTGCCGAAGCCCGAGTAGTACGGCTAGTTTTAGTTGCTTGTGTCATATTAGCTCCCCGCCTCTGTTTGGCGCAATTTTTGTCGCGCATATTCATTATAGGAAACGTTAAGACGATCAGCCATTTCTATTTCAGATTTGGTTAATCGCACTTTCTTTTTTCCTGGGGTGGCGCGCGTTCCACCGACAACTGTAGGAACCTTCCTAACAGTTCTTTTTCTCAAGTCTGGAAACTCTTGAATTAATCTAGCGTCTAACTCACTATAGTATTCATCCGAACCATCTTGAGGTGCAATACCTTCATCAAGAAGTTCTTTATGGATAACTAAAGCAGCTTGCGTTTTAATTCTGTCTCCAGTGTTATTCCCGCCGAACCAGTTATTCCTTTTCTGCCAAGCTAATGCTTTACGGTCAGGTAAAGGTTGCTCTGATTTTTTAGGTGCTGGAGTTTTAGTTTCCTTATTCTCCGAACTCTTAGGTTTAGATTCTAAACCTTTTTCAGCTCTAGCCTTATATTGTTTGGCCACCAGTCTTTCTGCTTTCACAGATGCTAAGACATCAGTTGCTTTTATCTCAGCGTCAACGTCACTGGCTTCTTTTGCAGTCTTAAGAACACTTAAAGCTTGTTTCTCTTGAGCTTCCAATCTATCCATATATTGGTTGATTGCATCAAGTTCAGAGTCAGCTTGTTTAGTTTTAAGTTGATCTCTTTCGCTTATCCACGAAGTTTTCTCTTCTTCGTAGCTCTTGAGTTTTTCTTCAAGTTCTTTTTTCTGCGCAACAAGGCGCTTAATACGTTTTTCAGCACGCTTGCCGAATACTTTATCAGCTTTTGGATCTTCTTTAGCTTCTGGTTCGTTTCCTTCATCCTCTTCCGAGACTGTTTCTGTTTCTTCTTCGCCATCGTCTTCTTCCTCAGCAACCTCAGTATCACTAGGTTCTTCTGTAGATTCTTCAGTTTTTGTATCTGCTTCATCTAAGTCTTCTTCAGGTAACTCTACTATGATATCATCATCTTCTGTAGATTCACTCTGTTTAGTTTCGTCTTCTACCATATTTTACTCCTCGGTCGTGAACCGCGTTTATCACTATCTAGTGTATATTGTACACTAGTTTCTTAGATAATGCAAGACTATTTATGTGTAATTTTTGTAGGATCTGGTACTACACCCACAACTTCATCATCATTTATAATGGCGTATTCCTCACCATCATACTTAAATTTAAGTCCTACATACTTTCCTGTTAATACCCAATCACCTTTTTTACACCATTTAGTGTCTTTATCATGGTAACAATCTGGCCCCATACTGATAACTTTAGATACTACACAAGAAAATTTTGCTGCATCTACTGATTCATCAGTTAATATGATGCCCCCTTTGGTTTTATTAGATACTTCTCTAACTTTAATTAATATTCTAAATCCACTAGGAACTGGTAATTCTTTAGCCATCGTGCGTCTCCTTTACTAATTTAACTAATTCGCTATGTAATCTAGATTGTAAATCTGTCAGAGTATGTTGTATACCTAACATGTATTTATAATCTTCCATTGATGGAGCGCCTTGTAATATCTGTGATTGATTTGCTTCGATGGACTCCTGTATAATTTTACTTAATCTCTCCTTGTAATCTTTGGCTTCAGCCATAGTACCTCCTGTAAGTTGAGGGGGCATTACGCCCCACTCGTTATTTTATTTTTATTTCCTTTGGCTTTTTCTCCTCAGGTACAATTTTCTCTAATTCAATAGATAATAATCCGTTCTCAAATTTAGCGTCATTGACTACTACATCATCTGCTAATGCAAACGTGCGCGTAAAAGCGCGTTGAGATATGCCACGGTGTACGACATCGTCGGCCTTCTTATCATTTGGTTTAGATTTAATTGTTAATGAATTATCCGCATAATTAATTGATACGTCCTTCTTGCCAAATCCAGCTAATGCTAGATCGATAGAATACTTTAGATCATCAATCTTACGAATATTGTATGGTGGGTAATTAGGAACATCCAATTCTAACGTTTGTAGTCTATCCCATAAAGAATCAAACCCAACGGTAAATGGTCTGTATGGTTCCCAATCTACGAGTGATTTAATCATATAACCTCCTTGTTAAGCGAAATTAAATCGTGACTCCTTTCGGCAGTCAATTATAGTATATAGGATTACTCTTCAGTTGTCAACTTATTTTCTTTTAAATCGTAGAAATAATTCGTGTCATCACCAGCTGTCCATTTACTTTCTGTTTCTACATTGTATTCAATAGTTGATACTTTAAAATCGGGAACTAATGTTTTAGCTGGGGTTAATGATTTATCGTAGAATATAACTCTGTTGTTTGGTTGTGCAGCAAAGTGTTTATTATCTAGTAATAATATATTAAATGATTTATGTTCTTCTGGTACTTCTGAATAACCAGTGTTTAAAATATTTTTATCTGCATGACAACTGTCAATAGTAAATAAATATTCTCCTGTATAAAATTTTTTAGATGGTGCAAGATATTTAGTTTTACATCCTGCAAGTGAAGCTTTCTCTATTACTGTAATGTGGTAGCTAAACGCATCCCACAGTTCTAATTCTTCTAACTCAACATCCAACTCAGTAGGACTATCAACGAAAGCACTAATAGGGAGCTTATCGTATAAAGCACCATATTCAGGAAGATATGTTTCAAAGTATAATGCTCGACCTTGAATAGACTTGCAACTAACCCAAACACCTTCTACAAATTCTCCGTGTCCTTTTTGATGATCGTATAAATATTGTTTCTTAACATATACTTTAATGGGGGGTAGATTGGCTACTAGAAATGACATCGTTCTCCTTTTCTTCTGTTGGTTTCTTTGACACACCTTTACACATTTCTCGCACAGTGGCAAATTGTGTTCCTAGTTCTAACTCTTGGTATTTACCACAAACAGATAATAGTTCTAGCTCTTGTCGTAGTCTATCATTCTCTCTCATTAAATCTATTGTTTCATTATTACACGTCGATTGTAATGGCCAACTAAAACGTATTCCCACAGTTCCGTTGACGTCATCATCATAGGAGGTGTAACTGTTATTAGGATCACCATCGCCATCGTGATATATATCTTTACCATCAGTACCTCTAAGTTCTGTATAGAGTTCTATTCTACCACGTTCGCAACTACTATAACTTGTTCCTAAGTATTCGTTTCTAGCTTTAGTACTAGTAGTCGCAGACAATATTAATATAAATATTAATATAACAAATAACCAACGCATTAGTATCCCCCAGAAATAGTATTCTCTAAATCTTTTATATCATACTTAAATTGTCTTATTGAATCTGTATTAGTTCTTACAATTTCTTCTAATGCTTGCACCTCTGCTTGTGAGGCTAGTTTGTAGGAACCATCACGTAATGCCGCAACAATACCCTCGATTCGGCCTACCCATGATGCCATGTCTGCCATTTCTTTTACAAGCTCTTCCCTAGCTGCAACATAGTTGCTAGCGTTTATATTAGTTTTATCAGTAAAAATAGCGTGAATATTATCTATATCACCATAGACACGTTGTTCTAAGTTTTCTATTTCTACTTTTAGTAAAGCAATTGTAGTAGTGCTTTCATCTATTTGTGCAGTAAGCTTGCTTGTGTAATTGAATGCTCCATACGTAGCTGCCAAGATAGACAACACTACAGGAATGGATGCTATGTATTTTAACATTTCCCCTCCAGGTTAATTATTTATTCCACTTTTCTTTAGCTCTTAATGACCATCTTTCAAAAGCTTCTGAATCTATATCTTCTTTAACTAATTTAGCTCCTGTCGGTATGTCGTTATATAGTTTTATAACTTCACCATCTTTTATTTCTACAATAGCTGGGCCACAAAAAGCATCCTTATCAAATCCTGTATTTTTATTTTTAAGTAATCGTACTTCTTTCATACATTTAGATAATGATTCCATAGGAATGTATTGTGTCATTTGAGTTTTTTGATCATCCATATTACCAAACATAAACATAACTATAATACTAATAACTTCCATCTTTACTTCCATTTTCTCTAACTCTATCTTTAAGCTTTTCTATATCAGCAATCATTTTTTCTATATCCTGTTGTGCCCTCTTTATATTTACAGTATTGGACATCATGCTTTCCATTTCTTCTTGCATAGTCTCAATTTGAGATGCCATAAACTCAATGAGCATGTCCTGCTGACTATCCGCGGGAAGTGAACCCATTTCACCACGAGGCCATTTAATTCTAAATTCTGTATTCTTTTCAACTTCAGACAACATTAACTTACCTTGAGTCTCAATATTATTTAGGCGTTCAATCACGCCGAAGTAAGCCCACACACCCAGAGCTGTAGCCCCGAGTATACTAATTAAATTTCTCATAGGCATGCTTACGCTTGTGTTATCTGATACTTTCATTTCACTCATTTGTTATTACGATCCTTTTTTCCATTTCTTAGATGGAGATTTAGTTTTACTAGGACTCCACTTTACTTTGTCTGCCCAATATGCTGCAGACATTTTACCCTTAGCAATGTTCTTTGCATGTCTAGATTTAAAAGCTTTACGTTGTCCTACTGTTTGATTAGTCTTTACCCCTGATTGACCAAACCTAATTGTCTTAATCTTGTCGCCATCTTTAGCTACAACAATGTGTGACTTACCACTACCATCACTTAAACGTTTAGGTTTGTTATAACCAGATACCCCAGC